CCGGGGTGGCTGGGGTGGGCATGCGGCGGCGTGGGGGGCGGCTATGCGCTGATTAAGCGCGGCATTGCCGCCGTGCCACAGGTGGCAGAAATCAAAAAAGGACAAAGCGATGCTGCGGATGCTTTGGAGTAAATACCGTTTGCAGGCTGCCTGCGTGGGTTTTGCGCTGGCGTGCGCCTTATCCGCGTGGGCGGGCTATGCCGTGGCGCAAAGCGCGTGCCACGCGGCAACGTTGCTGCTGAAAAACCAATACGCCGACGAAAAACTGAAAGCCCAGCAAGCCTATGCCGCCGCGCTGGCTGATGCGCTGGCGAAACAGCAAGCGGCGGTGCAATGGGCGCAACAGCAAGGCGATCAGCTTGCCGCCACCCGCGCCCAATTAGAACAACGGCAACACGAACTGAACAAGGAAATCCCCCATGCCACGCATCAAGATAATCAAGGCACTACTGTTTACAACGGCATTGGCAACCACAGCCTGCAACTCTACAACCGCGCCTTTGGCTACGCCGCTGATTAGGCAGCCTGAAATCCCGCCTGTGTCTACCGAGCTGCTGGCAAATCACGAACGCCCCGAGCGTCCCGCCAGCGGTTCACCCCAACATTTGCTAGACCACGCGGTGCGCTATGGCGGCTACTGCCAAAAGCTGCAAGCGCAAGTTTCAGGCTGGCAGGCGTGGTATCGGCAGCAGCAAGGCAGCCTGAAATGAACACGCAGAATTTTTTAACCATGGAATGGGCGTTTGGCATCTTGACCAGCTTTCTGATTGCGCTGCTGTGGCATTTTATCCGCGTGTTGGATGAAAAATTTGAGGCGATTGAAGCCAAGCACGAGCGCGTGCAGGGCGAATTGAACAAGGTGAAGCTGGATTACGCCACCAAGGCGGAAGCCACGGCAAGCAGCAGCAATGTGATGAAATCGTTGGAGCGCTTGGAAGCTAAACTAGACAAATTGAACGACAAATTAGACCAAAAGGCAGACAAAGCATGACGCTGGAAAAAGACCCGATTTTAGCCGCGCTGGCGCGGATTGAAGCCAAGCAAGATTTGGCATTGGAACAGCAAAACCGCATGGAGCGCGAGATGGACGAGATTAGGCAAGACACGCGGCGCGTGGCGGCGATTACAGGCGGGGCGGCGGGCGGCTTGGTGTCCACCGGCATTTTGTTGATTAAAGCGAAGTTCGGGCTGTGATATGGCGCATCCGCAAGAAAAACGCGACGAGGTGCGCCGCCGCTATGTGTTTGAAAACTGCCCGCTGGAAATGGCGGCGGCTTTTGCCCAAGTGCCGGTTGCTACGGCGCGCAGCTGGAAATATGCCGCCAAGGAAACAGGCGATGATTGGGACAAGGTGCGCGCCGCGCATTTTATGGCGGGCGGCGGCTTGGAAGATGTGAACCGCCTGATTATGGCGGGCTTTTTGGTGCAATACCAAGCCACGTTTGAGCAGCTCAACGGTGGCGGTGCGGATATTGACCCGATTGCGCGGGTGCAGGCTTTGGGCAGCCTTGCCGATGCGTATAACAAGATGGTGGCAGCGAATAAGAAAATCCTGCCCGAAACCAGCGAGCTGGCAACGGCGATGCGCGTGCTCAACCTGTTGGCGGAGTTTACCGCGCAAAAATACCCCAACCACCTTGCTGCCATTGGCGAGCTATTGGAGCCTTTTGGCGCGTATATGCAGGATAAATTGGCATGAAGTTGAAAGAATTTACCCAGTCGCTCAAACAGCTGGCGGCGCAGTTGCAGCGCACGATTGAAGCCGAAGTGATGGGCTTTGCCAACGACCCTGCGGCGATTGCCGAGCGGCGGGCGCGTGTGTTTGACCCTGTGGGCGGTTTTGAATTTTTTGTGCAGACGTATTTTCCGCACTATGTGCGCAGTCCGCATAAATCGCAGCTGCATGAGTATTTGTTTTTCATACTGCCGCAAATGCTGGCATCGGAAAAAAGCGAGCAAGAAGCAATTGCCGCGCCGCGTGGCGAAGCGAAATCTACGCTGGTTACGCAGCTTTTTACGCTGTGGTGCATTGTTACCCATCGCAAACACTATATTTTGCTGGTGATGGACAGCATAGACCAAGCTTATCCGATGCTGGAAGCAATTAAGGCGGAGCTGGAATTTAACCCACGCTTGGCGATGGATTTTGCCGATGTGTGCGGGCAGGGGCGTGTATGGCAGGCGGGGACGGTGGTTACTGCCAACGACATCAAAGTGCAGGTGGCAGGCAGCGGCAAGAAACTGCGCGGCAGGCGCCACGGAGCGTTCCGCCCCGATTTGGTGGTGCTGGACGATATTGAGAACGATGAGCAGGTGCGCAACCCTGCCCAGCGCGACAAGCTGGAAATATGGCTGAAATCGGCGGTGCTGCATTTGGGCGGAGTGGGACAGAAGTTTGACGTGGTGTATATCGGCACGATTTTGCACTACGACAGCGTGCTCAACCGCACTTTGCACAATCCGATGTGGCACAGCATGAAATTTAAGGCGATGTTGGCGTTTCCCGAGCGCATGGATTTGTGGGACGAATGGGAAGCCATTTTGCGCAATAACGGCAATGCGGGCGCGGCGATGGCGCAGGCGTTTTATGAAGCCAATAAGGCGGAGATGGAGCGCGGGGCGCAAACAAGCTGGGCGGCGCGTGGGGTGTTGGATTTGATGAAAATCCGCGCCCGCGACGGGCATGAAGCGTTTGATAGCGAATTGCAAAACGACCCTGTGTCCAGCGAAAACGCGCCTTTTGCCAACGCGATGAAGTTTTGGACGGAGCTGCCGCCTGATTTGGTGTATTTCGGCGCACTGGACCCGAGCTTGGGCAAAGCAGGCGCAAGCCGCGACCCGAGCGCGATTTTGGTGGGCGGCTATCAGCGCAGCACGGGCAAGCTGTTTGTGGTGGCGGCGCAGATTAAAAAACGGCTGCCCGATTTGATTATTGAAGATGTGATACGGCTGCATCAGCAATACCGCTGCGCGTTGTGGTTTGTGGAGACGGTGCAGTTTCAAGAGTTTTTAAAAGACGAGCTGGTGAAACGCAGCGCGGCGCGGGGCTGCCCTGTGCCTGCGCGGGCGGTGAAGCCGATTGCGGATAAGCTGCTGCGGATTGAAACCTTGCAGCCGCACATGGCAAACGGCTTGATTTGGCTGCACGACACGCAAGCTACGCTGATTGAGCAGCTGCGCCATTTCCCCAAGGCGGCGCATGATGATGGACCGGATGCGCTGCAAATGCTTTGGGCGGGCGCAACCAGCAACGCTGCGCCGATTGAATGGCACAGCACGGCAGATGATGATTTTGATGATAGGGAATGGAAAAGCAAATGGGCGCGTTAAGGCAGCCTGAAAAAGCATTTACCCTTGGTGTTTAACCCCCCTTTTAAACACGGCATAAAACATGGCAAAAAAAGCGAAATTTAACCCCAAAACCCCCGCGCAAAAGCCCACCCCAGAAGCTCAGCGGCAAACGCAAGAGGCGCGGATTACCGCCAACGGGCGGGTGATTGCGGAGCATCCTTCCACCTTTATCACGCCTGCCAAACTGCGCGCGCTGTTTGAGGATGCCGAGGGCAACGACATTCAGGCGCAGCATGAGCTGTTTGCCGATATGGAAGAGCGCGACAGTGCGATTGCCGCTGCGCTTGCCACGCGCAAGATGGCAGTGCTGGGGCTGGACTGGCGTGTTACCGAGCCTCGCGGGGCGAACCCTGCCGAGCAGCAGCTTGCCGAGGCGGCGCAAAGCTATTTTGACAACCTTGCCCATTTGGATGATTTGCTGATGGATTTGATGGATGCGGTGGGGCATGGCTTTGCCGCGCTGGAAATTGCATGGCAGCTGCAAGGCAGCCTGAATTGTCCCGCGCGGTTTACTCCCACCCCGCAAAGCTGGTTTCGCTGGGACGACCACGACAACTTGCTGCTCAAAACCCCCGACCATCCAACAGGCGAGCCGTTGTGGGCGATGGGCTGGGTGGTGCATCGGCATAAAAACCGCAGCGTGCAGGCGGCGCGGGGCGGGCTGTTTCGCACGCTGGCTTGGTTGTATATGTTTAAGCACTATTCGGCGCACGATTTTGCCGAGTTTTTGGAGCTTTACGGCATGCCGATTCGCATCGGCAAATATGGCGCGGGCGCGACCGAAAAGGAAAAACAAACCCTGCTGCGCGCCGTTGCCGAAATCGGGCACAACGCGGCGGGCATTATGCCCGAGGGCATGATGATTGAGCTGCACCAAGCGGCATCGGGCACAACGGCGGGCAATAACCCGTTTATGACCATGATTGAATGGTGCGAAAAATCCGCCACGCGGCTGATTTTGGGGCAAACCCTAACCAGCGGGGCGGACGGGCGCGCCAGTACCAACGCGCTGGGGCAGATTCACAACGAAGTGCGCCATGATTTGCTGGTGGCCGATGCGCGGCGTTTGGCGCAAACGATTAACCGGCAGATTTTAGAACCCTTTTTGCGGGTGAATTTTGCCATCGACGAAGATACCCGCCTGCCGCAGTTTGAATTTGACACGCGCGAAGCGGCGGATTTGGCGGCGATTGCCGAGGCGTTGCCGAAATTGGTGGATGTGGGCGTGCAAATCCCCGAGCGCTGGGCGCGGGACAAGCTGGCGATTCCTGATGCACTGGACGGCGAGATGCTGCTGGGGCGGGCATCAGATGACAAAAAAGGCGCGAAAGACGCGCCAAAGCAGCCTGAAAACAACAAACCGCCTGCTGCATTGAACTACCGCCATGTTGCCCTGAATGCGCAAGGGCAAGTTGCCCCTGCTTGGGATGTGGCGTTTGAAAACGGCGTGGAAGATTATTTGCGCGAGGCGAAGTTTGCTGCCCAGCTTGAGCCGATGTTGCAAGATTTGGGGCGCGCACTGGCAGAGGGCGAGGATTATGAGGAAGTGGAAACTCGCTTAATCGCTGCCTATCCCACGCTGGACACACGCCGCTTGCAGGAGGCTTTAACGCGGGTGCTGTTTGTGGCGGATTTGTGGGGGCGCGCGCAGCCGTAATCTTTTACTCCTAGGCAGCCTGAAACCCTTTTTTGAATGAAACACAACCATGCAACCCAATCTTTCCCTAGCCCTAAACCTGCCGCCCGAGGGCGCATTGCGCTATTTTGATAGCCTAAACCTGCCCTTACCCGCCAACGCCAGCGAAGCCGTTGCCCAAGCGGCGACCAAGGCGCGCAGCATTGCGGGGATTTATCAACAAGAGATTGTGGGCGATTTATTGAACAGCTTGCGCCAAAGCGCGGCGGAGGGCACACCCTTTGCCACATGGCGCAAAAATATGCTGACGATGCTGCGCGAGCGCGGGCTGGCTTTGGACAAAGCGGGCGATATGGTGCAACAAGGCACAGGCGAAGTGGTGGGCACGGGCTTAACGCGCCATCGTTTGCAAACCATTTTTCAAACCCAAATGACCAACGCACGCATGGCAAGCCTTTGGCAAAAGCTGCAAGAGAACAAAGATGCCCGACCCTATTTGCAATACAGCGCCATTAACGATGCGCGCACGCGCCCCGCGCATCGGGCGTTGGATAATGTGGTGTATCCGATTGACGACCCCTTTTGGGATTATTTTTACCCACCCAACGGCTTTCGCTGCCGCTGCTATGTAGTGGCGTTAGCACCACGCGATGTGGCGCGCTCGGGGTTGACTGTATCCCACAGCCAGCCCGAGCAGTTTAGCGAAATCACCATCACTAACCGCAAGGGGCAAAGCCACACGCGCACGCGCATCACGCTGGATGATGGCAGGAGCTTCACACCCGACAGGGGCTTTGACCACAATGTGGGCAAAAGCCATTTGGCGCAGCTTGGGCAGTTGCAGATGGAGCGGGCGGTGGATTTGCCGCCGCGGCTGGCGAGCATGGCGGTGGAGGAGGCGTTGAAAGATGAGCGGTTGAGAAAGGCGGTGTCAGACTATTTGACACAAGCCTATCAAATATTGCGAACCCAAAATCGCCCTACCAATCAGCCTATTTTTGTGGGTGCGTTGCCTTTGACCATACTGGATGCGATGGCGGCGGCTAATTTAAGGCAGCCTGAAAACGCGCTTATCGCTTCATCCGATAGTTTATTGCGCCATGCGCTGCGGGATGTGAAAGCGGGCGTAGGTAAAACGCTGCCCGAAGATTTTTGGGCAAACATTGCCGACCATTTGCGCGAGCCCGAAGCCGTTTACTATGATGAAAAAGGTGCGCTGTTGTATTTTTACTCCGACCCAAATGATAAAAATAAACTGTACAAAGTAGTTTTAACATTGGATTACGATGGGTTTAAGCGCAGCAAAAATCCAAACAATGGGCAACGAGAAAATTTAATATTAAATGCTTTGGATACAGGGACAAAGATAGATAGGTCGGGAATGCAATGGGGAAGTTATACCCATATTAGCGGTAAGAAATTTTAAATGAAAAAGCCCGAATTAATCGGGCTTTAAAGTAAGCAGTGGTGGGACTTGAACCCACATCATAGCCCTGCCATAGCAACGCTAACCTTTTGCCGCAACCGCGCGATGCGCGGCTCGCTCTGACCTTACGGTTGAGCATAGGAAACTCCTGCTTACGCTACAAGGGGCGTTGGGACTCGAACCCACATAATACTAACGCAAGCTGTTGCGCCGTAACCGTTACCATTTGGAAACTACCCCTTGCTGTTGGCATTTTAACCCCATTTAAACCCATGAAACAAGATGATTGAAATCCAAATAGATAACCTTTTTATGGTGCAAAACCAAATAGAACGCTTGTCGCGCGGCATGAGCGACAACCGCTATTTGCTGATGCGGCGGCTGGCGGGTACGATGCGCTATGCGGTGGCGCAGAATTTTAAACAAGGCGGCCGCCCCGAATGGCTGGCATTGAAGTATCGCAGCGGCATTCCGCTGAACGACACGGGCGCGCTGCGGCAAAGCATAGACGAGCTGTCGGATAACGACACCGCGCTGGTGGGCACGAATATGGTTTACGCTGCTATCCACCAATTTGGCGGCTGGGCGGGGCGTAATCGCAAAGTCTATATCCCTGCGCGTCCGTTTTTGCAATTAACCAACGAGGACAAGCAGGATTTGATGGATGATGTGCAGGATTATTTTGCCAGCTTAATCAGCTAAAACTGAATAACCCCAAAAACGCGCGTTTGGCGCGTTTTTTTTGCGCGGGTGCTATCTATCCCTATCCTTATTCTCTTATCGCGTTTCTCGCGCGTTTTAAACGCCTTTTAAACACTATTGCTGCGCCATTATCTAAGGCAGCCTGAAAAATAGCTTTCAGGCTGCCTTTTTTGCGCGGCGCAATCAGGCAAAACGGGGGCGCAGCCGTGCCACTCTTTGTCTTGTTTTGATGCGCTCATAATGCCGCCATCCCATAAAGGACAACCCATGAAACGCAAAAATCAGCATTTGGCGTTAGCCGCTTGCAGCTTTGAGGTGTTGGGGCAAATGGGCAAGCGCATCCAGCTTTTGCCTTATGGCGAGTTTCGCGCGATTGACGGACGACCGACCGATGCGCCCGCTTGGTTTTTAACCGAGGAGAACGGGCACGATGTGGCGGCATTAGCCAATCAAGCGCGCACGCAGTTGGTGGTGGATTACGAACACCAAACCTTGCACAAGGAAACCAACGGGCAACCTGCGCCAGCGGCGGGCTGGATGACGTGGCTGGAGTTTACCCCACGCGGCTTGTTTGCCGAGGTGGACTGGACCGACAACGCCCAACGCCTGATTGCCAACCGCGAATATCGCTACATTTCGGCGGTGTTTGCTTATGACACGCAAGGCTATGTGCGCAAACTTTTGCACGCCGCTTTAACCAATTATCCCGCTTTGGACGGCATGGACGAGGTGCTCGCCGCCGCCAGCGCGCAATTTTTACCCCCAATGGAGATGCAAAACCCCATGAATACCTTATTGCAACAGCTTTTTGGCTTGCCAAACGCAAACGAAGACCAATTGAAAGACGCTTTAACTGCGCTTTTGGCAGCCAAACCCCAAACCGTCGCCCTGAGCGCGCAAACGTTTCAAGACCTTGCCAGCAAGGATGAAAAGATTGCAGCGTTATCAGCGCAAGTGGCGCAGGCGCAAAACACGCCTGCCAACACGCCCGACCTAACCCAATATGCGCCGGTGAGCGTGGTGCAGGAATTGCAAAGCCAGATTGCGGCATTGACCGCCCAGCGCGATGCCGACAAGGGCGCGGAGCTGATTACCGCTGCGCTGGCGGCGGGCAAATTGCTGCCTGCGCAAAAAGAATGGGCAGAGGGTTGCTTGAAACAGCCTAATGGCTTGGCGTTTTTGACTGGCTTTATTGAGCAAGCGCAGCCGATTGCCGCGCTGGCAGGCAACACGCAAACGCAAGCAGCGGGCGCGGGCGAAGCGCACAAAATCGCCGCTTTAACGGCGGAGCAAAAAGCCGCCGCCAAGATGCTGGGCATGAGCGAAGCCGATTTTGCCCAAACGATTCACGGTGCAAACGGCGATAAGGCAGCCTGAAAATAAAGCAGCCTGAAAACAATAAGCAATTTTTAACCTTTAACACAAGGAAATCCACATGGATAAAGCCGCGATTTTAACCGCGCTGACCGCGCAGTTTCGCAAAGAGTTTCAAAATGGTTTGGCGAGCGTAGAGCCCAGTTTTTCTGCCATTGCCATGACCATCCCCAGCAGCACCGCCACCAACACTTATGCGTGGCTGGGCAAATTCCCGAAAATGCGCGAATGGGTGGGCAGCCGCCAAATCGGCAAGATGGCGAAACAGGCGATGAGCTTGGAAAACAAGAAATTTGAAGCCACGGTGGGCGTGGAGCGCACCGATATCGAAGACGACCAAGTGGGCATGTATCGCCCGATGATGCAGGCGATGGGCGAATCGGCTGCCACGCTGGCTGATGATTTGGTGTGGGGCTTGTTGCCCAAGGGCAAAACCACGCTGTGCTACGACGGGCAGAACTTTTTTGATTCCGACCACCCTGTGTTTGCCAACAACGATGGCACGGGGGCAAACACCCCCACCAGCAACATCACCACGGGCACAGACAACGATGCGCCGACTTGGTATGTGGTGGATGACACCAAAACCTTGAAGCCTTTGATTTTCCAAGAGCGCACCGCGCCCGAGTTTGAAACCAAGTTTGACCCTGCCAAATCGGACAAGGTGTTTATGGAGGATGTGTATTTATACGGCAGCCGCCGCCGTTGCAACGCGGGCTTTGGCTTGTGGCAACTGGCGCACATGGCGGAAAAAACCGCGCTGAATCGCGCCAATTTGGCAAAAATCATCGCGCAGATGATGACGATTAAGGCAGACGGCGGTTATGTGCTGAACGTGAAGCCCAGCCTGCTGGTTGTGCCGCCGCAATTGGAAGACGCTGCGCGCGAATTGTTGGAAGCCGACAAAATCAACGGCACCACCAACACGTTTAAAGGGCGTTTAAAGCTGCATGTGAGCGTGCATTTGGCGTGATGGCGCAGGCAGCCTGAAAACCGAGCGGGGAAGCGGCAGCCGCCGCGCCCCTAAACTATAAGGAAAAAGCTATGGCAAAAAACACACCCCAAACCCCAACGCAGCCTGAAAACGAAGCGGATAAGGTTGAGCAAAGCGCAACTACCCCTGAGCAGGAAGCGCAGGCTGCCTTGCAAGCGGAAAACGCCGCCTTGCAGGCAGAAATCACCGCGCTGCGCGAAGCAAACGCTGCCTTAACAGCCGAGCGCAATGCGGCGCAAGCTGCGTTATTGGCGGCGCAACAAGTAGCCGCCCAAGCAAGCGCAACGCAGCCCGAAAACCCCGATGCCGACCCACGCCAAGCCATTTTGGCGTGCAGCGCGGACGGCGTGGAATTCTGGCGCGGCGGCGTGTTGTTTAACCACGAATGGCAGCGCATTGAGCGCGCCGCGGTGGGCGAAGAGGCTTGGCAGCGCATTGTGAACGAGCCGCGCTTGCGCATTAAAGCGGCGGATGAGCATGGCGCATAACCCTGTTTATGCCGATATGGGCGACATGATTGTGCGCTTTGGCGAGTTGGAGGTGTTGCAGATTGCCGACCGCGATGCCGATGGCGTGATTGACGCAGATGTGGTGGCGGTGGCGCTTGCCGATGCCAGCGCGGAAATTGATGCGTATTTGGGGCGGTTTAAACAGCCGTTTACCGAAACGCCGCCGATTTTGCGCCGCTTGGCGTGCGACATCGCCCGCTATCGTTTAACCGCCACATCGGGCGTGTTGATTACTGACGAAATCCGCAATCGCTACAAAATTGACGTGTTGGAGCTGCTTAAAGCCTTATCGCGCGGCGACGTGCAACTTGGACTGGATAGCGAAGGGGCGCAAGTGGCGACATCGGATAGCGGCGTGGTGTTTACCAACAACAAAAACCGAATCTTTGCACGGGATGCCACATGATAACCACCCAAATTGAGCAAGCCATTTGCCTGCGGCTGCAACGCGGCTTGGGGCGCATGGTGCGCACCGTTAAAAGCTACAACGGCGAGGCGGACGACCTTGCTGCGCAAATCAAAACCCTGCCTGCGGTGTGGGTTACCTATGGCGGCAGCCGTGTGGAAACCATCAGCGGCGGCAATCGCTATCAAGACACCGCCACGTTTGCCGTGATGTGCGCCACGCGCAGCTTGCGCAATGAAGTGGCGCAGCGGCAAGGCGGCGTGGTGCTGCAAGAGATTGGCAGCAACGATTTGATTGATGCGGTGCGCCGCTTATTGGATGGGCAACGCTTGGGGCTGCCCGCTGCCGACAGCAGGGGGCTAGTTCCCAAAGCCATCCGCGCGATTGCCAACCACACGCTGGTGCAGCAGGCGGCGGTGAGCGTGTATGCGCTGGAATACACCCTGCGCTTGAACCGCCATGCTTTGGAAAACGACCGTTTCCCCGAGCCGCAAAGCGACAGCACGCATCCTGATTATGTGTTTACCCGCTATCAGGGCGAGACGAGCGCGCCTTATCCGCCGTTTGAATATTTGGACGGTTTGATTTTTGACCCCCAAGCCGAAAACGCCAAAATCCCGCTAACGGCGCAATTTTGGCAAGATTAACCGCTTAACCTTGAAGGAAACCGCATGAATAAAATCATGGTCGTAGCAGAAGTGGGCTTGCGTGTGCCGCTGGCGCATAACCCGCATGAATATATTGAGCAAACGCCTGTGGCGGTGGATGGCGACGATGTGTATTACCGCCGCGCCATTGTGGATGGCGATTTGCTGATTTTGAGCAACGATGCGCCGAGCGCTGCCGAGCAGTCTAATCAGCAGCCTGAAAACGGGCTTGCAGGTTTGGGCGAAAGCCAAAACGCGAAGAAAGGCAAATAACCATGGCAGAATACATTAGCTTTGACACCATCCCCGGCAGCATCCGCGTGCCTGGGCAGTATATTGAATTTAACACGCGCAATGCGGTGCAAGGTTTGCCGCAAAACCCACAATCGGTGCTGCTGCTGGCACCGATGTTGGCAAGCGGCACGCACGAGCCTTTAACCCCTGTGCAATTGTTTAGCGATGCGCAGGCGGGCGATTTGTTTGGGCGCGGCTCGTGGGCGCAATTGATGGTGCGCCAAGCGTTTAACAACAATGCGTATTTGGATTTAACCGTGATCGGCTTGCCCGACCACAGCCATCTCTACGAC